TAGTTCTGAATTACATGCAATTCCATTATCTATCAAATTGACTGTACGTCCTCCAGATGATGCATTCCCTGGAAATGAAATAAAAGGTTATAAGCCAGCTGGTTCTAAAGCACCATCTGATGGAATCAAAAAAAATCCATTTAAATAATAATAATATTGGGTGGTGTAAAAGCCACCCATTTTTGAGATTTGATAATGTTTGATAAAATAAAATATTTATTATTTCACCACAGATGGAATACATCAACTAAATATTGTCCAAAATGTGGAAATAAATATCTTGGTGAAATGAGATCATTAAACTTAAAGTTTTGTACAAAATGTGGACATTGGTTTAATTGGAAATTAGATAAAAATCAAAAAAGTTTATTATGAGTAAAGAAAATGAGGTAGATGATGAGTAAAGAAAGAGAGCTACTAAATGAAGTTTTAGAATATTTTGATCCGCTAGGACTTAACATTGAGCATTGTGGAGATTTACCAGAAAGAATAAAGGAACTCCTCGCCAAACCTGAGCAGACTAAACGCAGCCCTTTAACTGAAGCCGAGATAAGTAAAACATTAAAACTTAGCAGACGATCTACAGAATGGGATTATGGTTTTGAAGCAGGGGTAAGATTTGCGGAAGAATTTCACGGTATTGAATTATGAAAATTATAGAGGGTAATTATTATAAAAGAAGAGATGGGGAAATAGTTGGTCCACTGGTTAGATTAAATGGTGGAGACTTTTATTGGACAATACATAAACCGCACACCAGTTATACGATTGGTGGAAGAATATCATTGACGTTGGCAGACTTTGACGACCGTGATTTAGTTGAGGAGGTAATATGAGCATTGAAAGAGAATTACTACAAAGATGCTTAGATGAGTTTGAATACAAAGGAGTAGCTTGTAATGAGTTATGTATTGATATAAATAAACTACTCGCCAAACCTGAGCAAGAGCCTGAGCCTCTTTTAGCAGAAACAAAGATTGAATGGTATGGGAAAGGGTTTAGACAAGGAGTCAATGAGTTTGCACCACCCAAACCCTTAACAGAAGATGCTATATATGCTCTTGATAAAGAAGGGATTGTTGAAAATATGGACGATCATCAAGTCAGATACGTCATCAGATGGATAAGAAGAGTAGAAAAAGCTCACGGTATAACTTGGAGGTGGTGATGAGTAAAGAAAGAGAGTTAATAAAGGATATGAAAATCTTACAACGCAAGTTCGCAGGAGAAAGACGATGAGTAAAGAAAGAGAAGTTTTATCAGAAGCATTAGAGTGGATGCACGAATTAAGGTATGTTTGGGCAAATGTAAGAAATTCAGGTGATTATGATTTAGTAGATTTAATAGAGAGTATTAATAAGATCGAGCGAATCCTCGCCCAACCAAAGCGTAAGCCCTTGAGTGATGAAGAGATTTTTGAAATTGGTTACAAAGCAGGATTTGCCATTGACAGTATTGAAAGGGATTTATCATTAGACTACGGGTTTCTTGATGAAGATGGTGATGTTGATAATGAACCTTATTTTAAGTTAGTAAGAGCAATTGAAAAAGCACACGGCATAACTGGAATAGGACAATGAGTCTTTTTGAATGGTTTGCTACAGTTGGCTCAGTAGGATTATCGTGGGTATGTCTCAGCTTTCCGTACTTATTTGAAAAAGCAATTAAACACTTTGGAGTAAACGATGAGTAAACCACTAGCTTGGATTAACGCGATCACTGGGGATGTTACTACAGTAGATTGCAGTGACACGATATTATGGGCGCCTCTTTACTTAGCACCATCAACTAAACGTAAGCCTTTGAGTGATGAGGAGATTTTAGAGTTATGGGATAAAACAATTAATACAAAGACCATCGTAAAAGGTAAAGATATGACCCTTTGGGATTATATATTGATGTTTACCAGAACAATTGAACAACACGGTATAACTGGAGCAGACAATGAGTAAAGAAAGAGAGTTGTTAAGACAGTCTTTAATAGCACTAGAAGACGGTCCTTATGGATGGGAGCTTATGGAAGAGATACAAAACCTACTCGCCCAACCTGAACCTGAGCAAGAGCCTGTGGCGTGGATGTATGAGTGGGAAGAAATTGGTGGCAAAGAATGGACATCTGTAAAAAACGGAAAATATCCACCGATTGTAGAAGAAGAGTATTGCATGAGAAATCTTCGCCCGCTCTACCTAGCACCACCGACCCGCGAGCCTTTGAGTGATAAGGAGATAGGGGAGATATGTAAAGATCATTTATTTGTTGCTAGTCTAAATACTTTTGTAAGAGCTATTGAGAAAGCACACGGTATTGGAGTAGCTGATGAAGATAATTGAAATGCCAGCTAGCGCCAGTATGACAGTAGAACAGTGTTTGGATCATAGTAAAAGAAAAGATTTTAAAAAGGTTTTGGTAATCGGTATTGACGAAAATGAAAAGTTGATTACGCGATCATCAAAGATGACTATTTCAGAAGCTGTTTATTTTATTGAACTGGCTAAATATGGAGTAATACAAAGTGAGTAAAGAAAGAGAGTTACTAGAAGAAACTTTGGTTGTTTTAGAGATGGTTCATATGGGCGAATGTGATTTATATTTTGCTATTGAAGAACTACTCGCCCAACCTGAGCAATCCAATGAGCCTGTAGCTTGGATGTATGATTGGAAAACACCAAGTGAAGAGGTTCAGCATGTGTTTACCTCTAAAAACCATCTGACTACCGATCTAAGATATGTGTCAAATGAGGTAGAAAATGTCCGACCGCTATATCTTGCACCACCAAAACAACACAACATAGGAGAATAACATGTTCCAAAATGAAAAGAAAAAATCAGACTTCGAGCCTAGACGGATCATTATCCGTAACTACAGCGTTCAAGATGACGCTATTGCTGTCGCGATGGTCGCAACCGTTATTGCCAAGGGTCGTAACTGTAAGAACTTAACCGAGTATAAGCCCAAGATCTTCGGTGAAGATGACTGCGCGGTCGTTAAACATCAACTCAATTTACTCAGCGATACGTTTTACGTGTGGGATAATCTGAAGATCGAGTATAACGAGTTCCAGCAAGCGGCTTACGATCGTAACGCACGGTACCGGCAGTGGAAAGCCGACGACCGAGCAGAGAAGCGTAGACTGAGAGAACTGGAAAAGGAAACTAAAACATGAGTATTGTTTTAATAAGGCTCCCGTGATATAGTTAGTTCTCGGAGTCAGACCCGATAATAGAATTTAAATAAAGCCGATTATTACTTCTGGTGGTCTAATTTTAGCCCCGTCTGAACAGAAGTAGATCGGCTTTTTTTATTGGTTACAATTATGAAAAATGAGCTTACCCAAGAAAGATTGAAAGAACTTTTACATTACGATCCAGAAACAGGTTTGTTTACCAGGTTAAAAATGGCACAAGGGTCACCTAGAAAAATTGGTGATGTTGCTGGAAATCTATCACAAGGATATATTCGTATAGGTGTTGATGGTGTTTCATATCGTGCCCATAGGTTGGTTTGGTTATATATGTATGGGTATTGGCCTACAAAATCTATTGACCACATTAATCGTATAAAAGACGATAATAGGTTTGTTAATTTGAGAGAAGCTTCTCGTTCACAAAATGCGCAAAATGTAGGTCTTAAAAAAACTAACACATCTGGATATAAAGGTATTTCTTGGGAAACTCGAAGAAAAAAATGGGTTGTTCAATTGAGATTAAATATAAAACCTATTTTCTTAGGTTATTATGATGATATTGATGAAGCGATAGCTCGTTATAAAGAAGCACAAAAAATATATCATCCTTTTTCAACATAAGGACTACAAACATGTCTGCACACGCAAGATTAAGCGCAAGTAGCGCACACAAATGGCTGGTCTGCTCAGGATCAATACAAGCTGAAGCTGGGATTATTGAAAAACCCTCAAATTTTGCATCTGAGGGTACTGCAGCACACGCTTTAGGAGAACTTTGCCTATTGAATGGTCGATCGGCAATGAGTTATGTGGATCAAAAACTACCAGACGATGATTGGATAGTGACCTCTGAAATGGCACTCTATGTGCAAGAATATGTCGACTACTACGATCAGTTTACCGGTAAACGGTTTATCGAGCAAAGGGTAAACTTTTCAGATTTTGTGCCTGACGGGTTTGGTACATCAGACGGTATAATTATTGAAGGAAACACACTCCACATCATAGATTTGAAATTCGGGAAAGGTGTAAAAGTGGACGCTGATGACAATCCACAAGCGAAGCTTTACGCATTGGGTGCATTGTCTGATTATGGTTTTCTTTACGATATAGAACGAGTGGTTTGTCATATACACCAACCTAGGTTAGATCATATCTCTGTTTGGGAAACCACACCAGAAAGGTTATACGCTTGGGGAGAATGGGTTAAGGAACGAGCAGCGTTATGTGATCTACCAAACCCTAAACGTACAGCTTCAGAAGACGGTTGTAAATTTTGCAAAGCTAAAGCGACCTGTCGAGAACTCATGGATCTAACTGAGAGCGCACTGCTGGCCGACTTCTCTGATGCAACAGTAGCGCCTAAGTCACCGGACAAACTCTCAACCAGAGACCTGAGATTCGCTTTAGAGAATAAGAAACTCATCATCAGCTGGCTTGAAGCGATCGAGGATCTTGCGTTCGAACGTCTCCAAGAAGGTTTAGACTTCCCAGGTTACAAGTTGGTGGTGGGTAGATCGACTAGATCATGGTCAGATGAGCAAACAGCTGAACGGATACTCACTGAAGAGCTAGGCGACAAGGCCTTCGCACCGAAGAAACTAATCACCGCCCCAGCCGCGGAAAAGGCTTTAGGCAAGAAGAAAGCCGCACTGCTGAACGGCCTGATCAGCAAAACCCAAGGCAAACCAACCTTGGCACACCAAAACGACCCCCGCGCACAAATTGTGTCTGGAGATATCTCTGACTTTGACTAAATAAAAGTTTGACACGCCATAGGTGTTGACTTATACTTAACACGACTTAAAACAAAACCTAAAAGGAAAACTAAAATGATAATAGAAATAGATTGCATGTTGACCACCGAGCAAGAGCTCGACAACACCGTCGGTAAACGTCTCAACCTTGCCGATGAGATCTCTTCGCTCGTTCTTGAAGTTGAGGTCTGGGCGAGCAGAGGTTACGCAGGAACAATGTGGCAACCCGAAGAACTACCAAGCGTTGAAGTAGAGAACCTCGTTATCACTAAGGTGTATAACGAGCACGGTAACGCGATTGCGATCACACCAGAACAGTCTGTTCTGATTGAGGACCTGGTCAACAATGACAGACTGGAAGACCTTGTCTGGAACTATCTCGAAGTGTCACAAGAAGACGTAGGAGATTACTAATGAAACATGTTATAAGTTTTTCAGGAGGTATGGGTAGTTTTGCAGAAGCAAAATCTTGCGTGGATAAATTTGGTAAAGAAAATGTCCAGCTTCTTTTTGCGGACACATTGATGGAGGACGAAGACTTATATCGTTTTAAAAATGAGTGTGTGAAATTTTTAGATTGTGAACTGGTAACCATAACTGAAGGAAGAACACCTTTTGAAATATTTAAAGATGTAAAGTTTATGGGTAATAGTCGAATAGATCCTTGCTCAAAACTTTTAAAAAGAGAACCTCTAAATAATTGGTTCACTACCACGTATACTTCAGAACAAGCTGAAATGCATGTTGGTATAGATTATTCAGAAGAACATCGATTGGTTCGTTTAAAACAAAGAATGACTCCTTGGGTGTATAGATCCACTTTAGTTGAAGAGGGGAAAATAATAAACAAAGATTTTAGTGAAAAGTTTGGAATAAAGAGACCGAGACTATATAACTGGAAACTTGGTCATAATAATTGTGGAGGGTTTTGTATCAAAGCAGGGTTAGGACACTACAAAGCGTTATATGAAGCAAGTCCAGAGAGATATGCTGAGTTTGAAATAAAAGAACAAGAAGTATATGACGCAATAGGCGGAACATATCCTTTCTTAAAAAAGACGGTTGATAAACAATTGTTTAGACTGACTTTAAAACAATATCGTGAACAGTATTTAGAAACAAATTCTGTGTCATTAGAAGATTCTCAAGAATATGGTGGTTGTGGGTGTGCAATATGAAAAAACTAATCGCACTTATACTCACAATGTGTGTACATACAAACACCCATGCTGTTGATGACTCCGATTATGGTTACGGGTATCGCTACCATGGTTATAACTCGCTCGAACAACAACAAGAGGCTGAACATGCGATCGCTAATATGCAACGCATCCAGGTCTTGAACGAACTGCAACAAGCAAGACAACAAATGAAGAACGATCAGATTGACGCTGAACGCTTCTTAGACGCACAACGTCAATATGAACTAACAATGGGAGATTAAATGAGACTAACTAAAGATATACAAAACTTGCTCGACCTGTATCAAAAACCGACCAACAGCTCCAAGGATCGCCAGCATTACGCGGAGAAGATCATCGCAATAATCTTAGAGCAGATCGAGGAGAAAAATAAAATTTGACATCCGAATAAAAGTTAAGTTATACTTAACACGCTGTAAAAATAAAACTTAAATCAATCCTAAAAGGAAAATAAAATGGCTAAAATAATCTTAAAAAACGTACGTCTGTCTTTCCCTTCACTATTCAAAAAAGCTGTATTCAGCGGTGAAGAGACAGGTTTCGAAGGTACTTTCCTGCTTGACAAAGATACGCAAGCTGACCAGATCGAATCGATCCAAGCTCAGATCAAAGAACTGATCAAGACCAATCTTAAGGGTGCTAAAGTTGGCCCTGAGAAGTTGTGTCTTCGTGACGGTGATTTGGTTGACTATGATGGTTACGCTAATCACTTCTCTTTAAAAGCCAGCTCTAAGAAACGCCCTCTGGTTATCGATCGTGATAAATCTCCACTGGCCGAAGATGATGGTCGTCCTTACTCAGGTTGCTATGTCAATGCGAGTATCGAGATCTGGGGGCAGGACAACAGTTGGGGTAAGCGCATCAACGCGACCTTATTAGGCGTTCAGTTCTTCAAGGATGGTCAACCTTTTGGAGATGGTTCTTCAGGTAATCTAAACGATTTCGACGCATTCGATTCAGACGAAGACGACGTATTCTAAAGTCTGACCGATCAGAATTAAGCCACCTACCCAGGTGGCTTTTTGTTATTACACTAGCGCTACCCGCTAAGGAAACATAAAATGAAAAAGATAATAATCGATACAGAGATCTACGCCAACTACTTTCTCTTCGCGGCTAAATGTGTAGAGACTGGTAAAGTTATCCACCTTGAGTTGTACGAAGACCATCCGCTAGATCTAGCAGTTCTGTCCAATATCATGCGTAAGAACACCACGATCAGCTTCAACGGGAATAGTTTCGACTTACCGATCATCGTGGCAGCGCTCTGTGGATGGAACAATAAGCACATAAAACGCTTATGCGACTCGATCATCGGATCAAACCGATCCGCGTATCGGACTTACCAAGATAACAATCTACCCTGCCCAAAGTGGGATCATATTGATCTTATCGAAGTAGCACCTGGTATGTCTTCCTTGAAGATCTACGGTGGAAGGCTACACTCAAAGAAACTGCAAGACCTACCTATCGAACCGTTTACACTGATCTCACCTGAGCAACGGGTTGAGCTAAGGAACTATTGCGAGAACGACCTACAGACCACACAAGAACTCTATCAAGAGCTCATCCCTCAGATCACGCTACGCGAGTCGATGACTGAGCAGTATGGTATGGATTTGCGCTCTAAGTCAGATGCGCAGATTGCTGAGACAGTTATCTCCAGCGAACTGCAAAAGATCACCGGTAAGAAACCCTCACGACCTACCGTTGCTGATGATGCGAAGTTTTATTATCAAGACCCTGAGATCGTCTCCTTCAAGAGCGAGCAGTTAAACAATATCTTAGCCCGTGTTATCAAAGAACCGTTTAAGTTAGGTATCAACGGTGCGCTAGTGCTACCAGACTGGCTAAAGAAAGAAGACATCAAGATTGGTGGTCGCAAGTATCAGATGGGTATTGGTGGTCTACACTCATGTGAGAAGTCGCAGTACATTCCCTACAAGGAAGGTTGGTTCATCTCAGATTTTGATTGTGTGAGCTACTATCCGAGTATAATCTTACAGCAAAAAATAGCACCCAAAACTATGGGTAAACCATTCTTAAAACTTTACAAATCTTTTGTAACAAAAAGAGTTGAAGCTAAAAAGTCAGGTGATAAAGTCACTGCTGACGTACTTAAGATTTTTTTAAACGGGTCCTTCGGGAAGCTTGCTTCAAAGTATAGTATGCTTTATGCACCGGAATTATTATTACAAACAACGTTGACCGGTCAGTTTGCTTTGCTCATGTTGATCGAATCTTTAGAAGATAAAGGTGTTGCTGTTATGTCTGCCAATACGGACGGAATTGTTTGTTATGGTCCAAACGAGATGTTAGATGTTGCGCATGAAGTAGGGTTTAATTGGATGCTCGAAACAGGTTATATCCTTGAGCAAACAGACTATACTTGTATGGCAAACCGCGACGTTAATAACTACATAGCTGTTAAAACCGATGGTAAGATTAAAGGTAAAGGGGTTTTCGCATCAACAGGCCTTGCTAAGAACCCGAACTGTTCGATCGTACAGAAAGCGGTTGCGTATTGCGTGGCACGCAACACTCCTGTCGAGCAAACCATTATGGAGTGTAACGACATCACTCAGTTCGTCACAGTGCGCAAAGTGACGGGCGGTGCAACATGGCAAGGTGGTTACCTCGGTAAAGCGGTACGCTTTTACTACTCGCGTGATGTTGATAAAGAGATCTGCATACACTACGCGAAGAATTCAAACCGAGTGCCGATGTCAGGTGGCGCACGACCTTTGATGGATCTACCAGACATCTTCCCGCAAGATGTGGACTATCCGGTGTACATCAGTATGGCTAACGAATTACTAAAGGAAGTTGGATATGAATAGAGCTAAGTTTAAAGAACATGTGAAAGAGATGAATGATATTTATTATTCTATGGATTGGATACCGGAAGGGAAAATATCTTACGAGTTCTTCAATGAGGAAAACACAATGCCTGAAAGTTTAAAGGTGCGGTTAATTAACCTAATAGGTGAATTAAGTGCTTGAACGACACATTGAGCAAGCACTCGTCAAGCGAGTTAAAGAATTGGGTGGTATGGCTGAAAAGTTCATAAGCGGACGAAGGTCAGTACCTGATCGTCTCGTAACGCTACCTGGTGGTGTAATCATATTCGTTGAACTGAAGAACGAAGGGAAACATGCAACACCGTTACAAGAACTCGATCATGAGCGTAGACGTGCGCTCGGTTGTGATGTGCGCGTTATCAACTCAATGGAGGACGCTCGTGCATTTGAAAAGTGATATGCATGCGTATCAAACCAAAGCGGTCGAGTTTATCAAAGAGAAAAAGCGTTGTGCTTTACTGTTAGATTTAGGATTAGGCAAGACCACGATAACACTTACGGCTATTTCCGATCTTCAGGATCAGATGAACGTCCACAAGGTACTCGTTATAGCACCGCTCCGAGTAGCTAACTCAGTTTGGCATGCTGAAGCGGCTAACTGGCGACACTTAACACACTTAAAAGTACAAGTGTGTACCGGTACAGAAAAAGACCGTCTAACCGCGTTACATCGTACAGCAGACGTGTATACCATCAACCGAGAAAACATCCCGTGGTTGGTCAAATTGTACGGTAAGAAGTGGCCTTTCGATATGGTGGTAGTTGATGAATTATCAAGTCTAAAGAGCTCTGCGTCACAACGTCATAAGTATTTAAAGAAAATCTTACCGTTCACTAACTATTTTATCGGTCTGACTGCCACACCAGCCTCGAACGGTCTGCTCGATCTATGGGCACAGATTTATCTATTAGATAGTGGGATCGCATTGGGTCGCACCATGACCGCGTACAAACAACGCTTCTTTGAACCTGATTACATGGGTTATAAATACACACCACGAGTGGGTGCTGATATACAGATACACAATGCGATCCAACATATGGTTCTGTCTATGAGTGCAGAGGATTATCTAGAGTTACCTGAGCGTATCGATTTGACCGAGTATGTAGAGCTACCCCCTAAAGTTAAAAAACAATATGACGAGTTTGAAAAACATCTTCTTTTAGAACTCGATTCTGGTGATGTGGTAGAAGCAATATCCGCAGCTGTTCTTGCAAATAAGTTGCTTCAATATTCGGTTGGGGCAATCTATACCTCAGAGTTTAAAAACTGGGCAGAAATACACTCAGTTAAACTCGATGCGCTTGCGGATATCATTGAGCAGAACGAAGGGGAGAATATTTTAGTTGCATATAATTTTAAAACAGATCTTGAGCGTCTACAAAAACGCTTCCCACAAGCGCAACAGCTTGATAAGAGTCCAGATACAATCACACGATGGAACGGTGGAGAGATACCGTTATTGCTTGCGCACCCACAGTCAGCCGCATTTGGTCTCAACTTACAACAGGGCGGTGGTATCATCGTATGGTTTGGTCTCAACTGGTCACTCGAACTTTATCAACAGTTCAATGGGCGTGTGTATAGACAAGGTCAGACTCGACCTGTGCGTATTATACATATAGTAGCAAGAGATACCATCGACGAAAGATTGATAACCGCACTCGCTGCCAAAGATGTGACGCAAGCTAATCTACTTAACGCATTGAAAAATAAACACTTTGAAAAATAATACACCTTACGCGCAAATAAAAAGTTTACTAATACTAAACTTTCCGTATAATTCTTCCTCAAGGGAACACAAAAACGTAACAACCACGTCGAAGGTTGGCAAGGCCGGAACTAACTACCGATAGCCCTTCGCAAGACAAACCCTTAACCACTTTTTAATTTTAATTTAATAGGAATAAACAAATGAAACATTTAACTTTAGCTGCATCTTTATTGCTAACTTCAACTGCTTTTGCAACACAACCGGCACCTGTTGCCAACGTCGCTTCTGTAATGAACGGCACCGTAATGGTGGGTACGAACGTATCAGCTGGCGTAGGTCAAGCGCAGTCACAAATTTCCACTGCAAGCCTGACTGGTTCGTCAACACTTTCGTTATCAGGATCTGTACCAACCATCGCTAATTCGATCACTGGCACAGCTGCTTCTACAGCAACCGGTAATGGTTATGTGTCACCGACATGGAACATTGTTGATTCGCATGGCGCAACACAAGGCGTATCTGCGATTTCTACGGGTACTGTCGTAACAACCGTGGTTGATTATCCGATCGCTACGTCAACTATCACACCAGGTCACGATCATGATTAAGATACTACCGTTGTTACTGCTACCTTGTTTAGCGTTTGCCGATGCGACACAGTCAACCAACATACCAGTGACGGCTAACACCGTCGTTGATGCAAGAAACCTGTCTTCATCGACAGGTTCTGATCCGAGCAGAGCGGTGGGAGTTGGTGTAGCACCAGGTTTATCCTCGTCGTTTAATGACGTGTGCATGGGTAGCACCAGCATGGGTGCAGGGTTCTCTGGTGGCAGTATCGCTCTCGGCACAACATGGGAAGACTCTGATTGTGTGAGACGGTTGAACGCTAGAGAGATCCGCAATATGGGTGACGCTCAAGTGGCTAAAGAAATCATGTGTGGTAATGCGGATGTACGCGCTGCGTTCAAACGTGTGGGTAGACCGTGCATAGAAGACGTTGCTCCGGTTGTCGCATCGAAGCAACCAATCACTAATCAAAGTAAGCAACGTCAAGACGAGTTGTATAAAAAAGCTGTTGAAAAACAGAATGGAGGGTTATAATGACTAAGAAAGAATTTGTAGCGCAGTGTCATGCGCTTGAGAAAAACGGTTGGTGGTTGATCGATTATGAACCAGAGCGTAAGTACGCTCGATACGCCAAGAAACAAGAATTTAGAGTAGTTCAAGGGTAAGGTATGACGTATTCAACTAACGTAATAGTGGCAGGTGTTGACATGGATGTTGAGTTTGAATTTACACAGGACGTGGAAAATGCTGAAGAAGATTATGATGACCAAGTTTTAACAGAGTTCTCAGACATCGATATCATTAACGTGTATTACGGTAAAGATGATTGGGTTGTTAACCTGGTAGATGTACTCGACGAAGAGACGCTAAGCAGTATTGAAGAGCAGATTATGAATCTGTACGACTAAACGAACTATCCCTCAACTCGCCCCAGCAATGGGGCATTTTTTTTGAGTAAAAATTATGAACAGAGAAAATGAAAAACAATTTATCGCAGCAGTCTGTGCGCTTGGCATGTTAACGCTATTGATATTAGCAATATTACAAAGTTAGGACGATGTGATGTTTAAAAAACCAAAATTAACACCTGAAGAAACAGCAGAGAAGTACAAACAAACGAGACGGGAGTGGTATAAACGCAATGCGGCTAGCGTGATCGAAAAGAACAAAGCGTATCGTGAGGCGAATAAAGAAAAGTTGAAAGAACGCTGGGCGATTGATAACAAGAAGGCATCTATTAAAAAGAAGGCTGAGAAAGAGAGTTCTCTCAAAGAACTTGCTGAAAAGTATGCGCCTGTACGCACCAAATCAATTGATAAAGTGTACATGACGCGTAAAGAGATCGCTGATGATCTGGGTGTGAAGCTGACTTACATAGAAGGTATCGCTAAGAACGAACGGTATCGCATGCCTAAACATGTACACACTAATGGGTTGATCTTTTTGTACTGTCGCCAGCAGATCAACGACTGGTATCCGTTCGCTAAAGAAGCACTGGCTTTTCATAAGATAAACGGTAGGAAGAAAGATCAGTTCGTGTTCAGACCGCACACGATGGCGCATAGTCTGATTATGTTTATGAAGAACAACAAAGAACTTCATTTGAGAAACTTGGAACTAAGACGATTAGGGGAAATTTATGGATGAAGAAGGGAAAGCGATGTTAAATTTTATAGTAATAACATTCATGTTAATCGGTGCAATCATATGCGCCTTATCTTATGAGAGTACTATTCGTGAGAAACACAATTGTCAAATTGAAGGGATGCGAGCCAATAGAACGGTTTTAGAAATTAAGGGGATATGTCAATGAGTGAGAGAGAAGACTTACAAGAAGTGTTGGACAAACTAGGGTGGAAGTGTAAAGTACCTGAGCAACGTGAAGGTTATGCAAAAGTTGAGCAAGAACCTGTAGCTTGGATGTATGATTGGAATATACCTGTCGAAAGAAATCAAGAGGTTCTACACGCTTATAAATCTAGAAACCATCTAACTACTGACCTGACTCTTGTTTTAAATGATGTAAATGATGTAAATGATGTAGAGAATATCCGACCACTGTACACATCGCCACCAACCCGTGAGCCTGAGCAAAGCAGTAAATGGTGGTACGGCAAGGGTGTTGAAGACACAATGTTATTCTTGACACGCAAGCCTTTGAGCAACCTTGCTATAAAAGAAGCTAGTAGGAACTCAAAAGACATGAGTTTTTATAACGGTGTTAAGTGGGCAGAACAACAACACGGCATTGGAGTAGATGATGAGTAAAGAAAGAGAGTTGCTTAAAACAATTTTAGCGTACATGTGCGCTGAATATCTAGTGATAACAGAGTTTGAAATGATAACTCAAATCGAAGATACGGTTAAAGAAATACAAAACCTACTCGCCCAACCTGAGCAAGCTACGCTAAAACTCAGAGAATCATCAGCAACACAGACGTTTAATGATGCTGTCAGTGAAGTATTGGCAAACAAACCCGTAGCGTGGAAAGGCAGAACATACGGCAATCTGCATCATGTAGATTATGGAAATTCAATACCACTCTACACATCACCTCCAACCCGTGAACCTTTGAGTGATTCTATTTTATCTAAAGAAGTAGATATTATCAAAAAAGATGCTGATTTTTCTAATGTGAGACTTTGGCAAATATATTATTTGATGCGAAAAACTGAAGAATTACACGGAATAGGAGTAGATGATGAGAAATAATAGTGATGAAGTTAATGAGTTGTTTGTAAAAATTGCCGATATGTGTGATGGTGTAAATGTATCTCATATTTGGCGGGCGATAGCACAGATAATAATTGCCACTGATTACAATACGCATATACAACTAGATGATAATTATGAAGCTTTTAATGAGTATATAGAGTTTCTTAAAAATTATAGGGAGTCGGTTGTTAAAGATTTGGAGAAAAGAAACGATGAGTAAGTGTATTAACAAATGCTGGTTAGAGAACGGTGTCTGCACGGGCTGTAAGCGCACCATTGAAGAAATTATAGAAGCGGGGAAGAAGAAATGAGTTTTAAAGCGTCAGATGAAGCCATTAAAAGGGGATTAGGAGTGCACATTTCACAGGAAGAAAAAGAGAATATGAAGGAATTTTACAAAGATAAAATAATGAAGTTGGAAGCGCAAATTAGTGCTTTAAAAAAGCACAACGGTATCAGCTTGCGGGATCATTTTGCTGGTTTGGCTATGCAGAAAATAATAGATAGTTATGATGCGCCTATTGGTAAATTGACAATCGTTAAAGAGGCTTATGAATGGGCTGATGCAATGTTGGTTGAACGAAATAAGGATGAGCGTAACACGCTCTTAGATAAATGAAACCCTTACCAAGGGATGTCTCCAGATGTTCTGGAGAAGACTGTAAGCAACGAGACACGTGTCATCGTTTTCTGACAATTGGTTTAGATGAAGGCGAAGGTCGATACGCGTATTCTTTTTTCAATCCGGAAGCATGTACGCATAAAATTGAGGTGGAAAATGAAGAAACTAACTGATGAGGAAATCAATATTATTTGGACTAGCGAGCTGTCCTTTAGAGAGTTGGTTCAAGCTGCATACGAACGTGGTTATCAGGATGCGGTTATCAATAACGATAATGGGTTGAGACGTTTGGTTAAGGATATGGATGCGCTTGATACCAATGAGGAGAGAGACGCGATGTGGTACGAGTATCAAAAGAACAGGAATCGCTAATGCTGACAGATGAAGAGTGCTACGAACTTTGGAAAGCGGGTGGGCATTCGTTGCTCGATTCCATTAAGTTGATTTACAAGACAGGTTACGATGATGGGCAGATCGATCTGCTCAATCAGAGAACTTTAGACGAAGATTTTGAGGAGATAGAATAATGAGCGAAATGATGGTCTTACCGATATTTTATAAGAAATGTGAGTACGCAGATTTAGAATATTTACAAGAAGCTATTTATGATGAGCTTGTAACATACTGTGAATCAAACCAAATGGGTATAAAGATGGCAGATATTGTTATGGGTGAATTTGAAGTTAGAATTAATTGGAGAAAACAATGAGCGGTGGACACTTTGGTTACAAACAACATGAGATTGCTGACATCATCAATGATATCGAGCAGGTGATAGTTAATGACACCAACCCAGAGTATTTTGGTTATGATCGGTACACTGAAGAAACCCTAAACGTATTTAAACAAGCGGTTAGGTTTCTAACTTTAGCGCATACCTACGCAAGTAGAATCGATTGGTTATTGTCAGGAGATGACAGTGAAGAAACCTTCCACAAACGTCTAACTAACGATATACGCGCACTTAAAGCAAACTTTGAGGAGATAGAATAATGTTATTGTCGCACGATGAATTAGTCATACTTGTTAAGACAGGTGTTATCACAGCAGATTTGAGCAGAGTGAATGGAGCTTCTATTGATATTACTTTGGATAACGATATCAAAATAGAGTCAACCCATGGTAAAATAGTCGATTTGATTGCCAAAGATAATATCAATATGATCTCTTTGAATATCGATGAAGGCTATGCGCTTGCACCCGGTGAGTTTATCCTTGCGTCTAGCAGGGAGTATTTCAATTTACCTGCGGACATCAGTTGCGAGTATAAATTAAAATCGAGCATGGCGCGTAATGGGTTGGAACATTTGAATGCGGGATTTTGTGACGCAACGTGGTCCGATTCAAAACTAACTTTAGAGTTAAAGAACATGACCAAGAACCACATATTGTGGTTAACGCCAGGTATGGGGATTGGTCAGATGATTTTCTTCAGACACAAACCTGTACCTACCGATAAGAGTTACGCAGTGTTGGGACAGTATAACAATCAACGCGGTGTGACAGAATCAAAAGGATTAAGATGAATGGCGAATAAGAAAACGAACAAACAACGATCGGAGCTTATACCTCCGGTCAATCCTTTCAAAGCCTGTGAGAAGAGTTATGGCTGACCTAATTGATGATGCTAATAATCAAGCGCAACTTATTTTAGATAAGCAAATAGAACTGGTAAGAATGAATGTGGTCAACCCGTATCAAAACGAGTCGGGAATTTGCTGGGAATGCGATGCGCCCGTCCCTGACGGTAGACGCTGGTGTTCAGTTGAATGCTGTAAAGCTGCTGAGAAAAATGGTTGGTAAAAAATGAACTGGCCTGATTTTTACCTACCTCCAATAAATTTATGGCACTGCCCGAAACAATACAGAGATTATAAAATGAATGAAGAAACCACCTGCAAACCCCAATGGGTTATAAAAGAAGTAAAGGCTGATGACGACAACGAGGTCAACCACCCATCACACTACACGCAAGGTGGGATTGAGGTTAATGATTACATAGAAGCCAAAGGTCTTGATAAAAATTGGAATCTGGCTAATGTTGTTAAATATGTTAGCCGAGCAGACTACAAAGCAAACAAACTTGTGGATCTTAAAAAGGCGCGTGTGTATTTATCTCGTGAGATTAAAAAGTTGGAGTCTATGCCTGATGTTTAAAAAAATAATAGCGTGGCTCTATCCGCACAGGTGCACCGTCTTTCAAATGTACTACAGTTTTAATTTGAAAATATGTGACGAATGCAAGAAGACCTACAAAATACTAGAAGATAAAAAACCAGAAAGAGGGTGTGTAAAATGAAAGTCATATTAGAAACTTATAGCGATCCGCTATTACTTGGGAAGTTTGCAGGTGTGTGCTATGGGAGGGAGGGGAATGATGAGAAAAGACTTAAGCATATTATTTCGGTGGGTCACCTTTCTGTTCTACGTTTTGGCAGTGCTGTATTTAGGATCACTGGCATCAGTCGTGTATGTCTTGCGCAGTTAACTCGATCCAAGCATCTTGATTACCTCGTACGTAGTTCGCGTTATTGTGATGAAGGAGAGGCGGAGTATATCTTACCTGAAGGTTTTGACAAATTGAGCATGACTAGCAAGATAAAGATCCACAGTCATAACTTCCAAGCGAGAGACTTGTACAACGAACTACGCGCTGACGGTATGTCAAAGCAGGATGCTCGCTACTTTTTGCCGCAGGCACAGGAAACGGAGCTTTATATGACGGGTAACTATCAAGCGCTAAAAGATTTTATCAAACTTAGATCAACCCCTTCCGCTCAAGCCGAGGTGCGACAGGTCGCACTGGAAGTCGAAAGACTACTGCAAGAGATCGCACCAGTCATCTTTGGAGAAGTAGAATGACCTTTATCGTTTGGGAGTGGGGTGTACGGCACATCAGTAACTGGGGCATCTTCCCGTGGATAACCAGTGATGAAGAAGGTTGGGGTTTCACATGGCTGTTCGTGTTCGTCTCTCGCTATCGAGCGTACGCTGAAGATGAACACGAAGGTTCTTACGAGGAACTTTGAATAAAGAAAAGGGGTCTTCCGTTTAAAAGACCCCTAGGTTTTACTCTTCTGTTTCTTCAGGAATATCTTCTTCAGGAATATCTTCTTCTAAATCTTCCTCTTCTTCCGGTTCTTCTTTCATCATCTCAGGATAACGCCTTTCCAATTCACCTTGCATTTTACCATAGCTAAAACCTCTCACATTTAACGCTTTGTTTCTAGCGGCAGTCTTTAAAGAAGACAATATGTTTTTGGTTTTAATACCTTCCCATGGGTATTTTTGGTTAAAAGAAGCGATCTTATCAAGCACCTTACTAGTATCACCCTCCTCTTGCTCCTTTCTAAACTCATTCAAAAGATCTTCTCGCAGTGCCTTAACAAACTCCACATCAGTCTTTGCGCGTCGAGCGGCTTCTTCTTTTTGAGCAGGTCTGTAAGGTTCTACACCAAATGCTTTAGCGGCAATATCGTAGGGGGTAAACTCTTCCTTACCGATGACTTCTTCACCACGCTTGTTCAGTTTACCTTCTCGTTCGTATCGTGCCGCCATGAGCATATTTTTGAGCATCGCATTGGGCACTAGCTTTTCAACTGCTTTACTATACTCACCCTCTGTAAACGCAGTCAGACCGTCACCCACATTTAAGATTAAAGAAGGTGCTGCCCCTAACATGTCAACCATACGATCTTTAGCAGACACTTTCAAACTGTCGTTCATTTGAGACTCTTTAACGATCGGTAGCAGTTCGTGTGCGCCAAGACGTTCGCTTAATTTCAAACCGGTTAACTCTGACATCGGTCCGTCTAAGATGATGTTAATCATCGTCTCATTAATACCTTTAGCGTTCATATAGGTTCTAAGATTGGCTTTGTAATTGTGCCACTCTTCATCATCTAACAGATCTCTCAACATGTCACTCGCTGCGCCTATCATACCTGCAGCGGGTAAACCTAACGCACCTGCAAAGATCCAGTGCATCGCCATCAAACCAGACAGGTGGGTTATCGCTTCTTTACGCTGACCTTTTTTAGTCAGATTCAACGCAGAGCGTCCCATCGCGTACAGCATTTTCGCACCGTATTGTTGAAACTGCCATACGACTCTGGCAAAATCACTCTTAGTTAACTCTGCTCGACCTGTTGATCCAAAGTCACCCATATCCATGTAGACAGAATCGATAGTTGCTTTGACTGCATCATCGTTGGTCATACCTGATTTAATGTTGGCGATATAATGAGCCATTGCCACGATCTGACGAGACGCTGTTTCCATCTGAGCAAACGGTTGTGACATGGTATCCATCAGATTAACCACATTGTCCATCAGATCTTTGTGTGCACCTGTTGGTTTATTCTTGCCGCTAAACGCTTGCGCGTGCATACCACTGGTGATCAAACCTTGCTCTGTAAATGTTTTTGTTGCGCCTAATGGATCAAATTGATCCGCGTGTGTTGCACCTTTAACAAGACTATTAATGTCTTTATGTTTTTCAATACCACGCTGTATACTCCACCAACCGTTCTTACCACCTACCCCACTCTTTACATAGAGGTTGGTAGCCGCGTTTAAAGAGGCTTGTGCTAGCATATACCCGTGTCGTTTGGCGATACTGGGCAGACCTTGAATAGGTACAGATGCTAACTGTAGTGCCGCAGACGCAGGTGAAGTTAGGTAATAACTAAACGCAGCACCGGTGGCAAAATTAGCGATCGGACCTACGATTTTAGGATGCAATGCAGAATCGATCTCTCTATTGAATGCTGAGTAATAATCAGATGCGGTAATATCACCACGAGGGATATTATGTTCCATCGCTTTCATCTTGTTAGTGATCTCTCTACCTAACTCGACTCGTGGCAACTGTCTTGCCATACTCATCGCATAGTTATCAAAACCTCGGAAGATGTCATTAGAGTAACCGGCAGTGCCTTTACGATGCAGAAAACGCTTCGCCATGCTTTGCTCAGGCTTACCCATTAAATACATCTGAAACACGAAATCCTTCATCTCGGCTTGCGCTTCTTTTGGATCACCTTTAAAGTTTTTATCCAGTTCAGCGTAGAGTTCTTGTAAAGACTTACTGTCTCCTACCATCACCTGCTGACCACGATCAATATCTTTTATGATATCGCCTTCGATTTTAGGGTTTTCCAAAAACTTCTTAGCTTCAGCGGAGGTATCAAACTTGGTGAACTTGTTGATCTCTTTGTTTGTGGTCGGATCGACTTCACCGTCTCGGTAGGCAACACCGAATTTACCGAAACGACTGATTGGAAAGTAGTCGCCTTTTACTTTAGTATCTGCAAACTTTTCATTGAGCAGATCGAGTTGTCGTTTCTGTTCAGCCGCACTCAGACCGGAATCAGTGATCGCTTTCTTTTGAGCAGCAAGATAATCAGCATGTGATTTTGCGTAATAGTTAGCCAACTTAGAATATATTTTCTGAGAAGGTTCACCTAATCGTCTCCAGTTGGTTTGCAGTTGGTTTAAGCGTTTAACGGTTTCTACAAAACCTTTGGGTTGTTTCTTTTTAAGATCGGCTATCAGTTTATCGATGTTCCCATCAACTGCTGGCGATGCGCCCAATAAGGTGGCTTCATTAGCCACATCACCAAGCAACCCAGCTTTACCATGATTCTTCTTTAAGAATGCGTTGATCTCTTTACGGATAACGATATACTCGTTAAGGCGTATGTCGCGCTTACCAGAGAGTTTTCTAACTAGGGTTAACACATCATGCCCACCGGGTAACATCTTCTCACCAGCAATATCATAGACACCCGCAGCACTAAAGATGTGTAGTAACGAGGAGCGTACAGAATCAGATGCTGTATCAATACGCTTACGCCAAGAACCTACTTCTTTTTGAAACGTATTCTGCCTATTTTCTTCTGGTGATATAGAGTATCTTACTGGTTGTTCCTCGGCAGGTTTTTCAGCACTAAACGCAGTGCCTTCTTTACGAGCTGTTGTCTTTTTAGATTGTGACTCTTTACGCAACGCTCGCGTGGCTAAGTGTCTTGCATCATCTTGAGACAGTCTAAGATTCGCACCGAATGTGGTACGTGCCCAGTTACGAACAGCAGCGATCAGTCTGCGTATAAAAGGCAAATGCGAACTGTTCTCAACTAGATACGCTAATGTTTCCTCAGCGTGTAGATGTGCAGGCGTATCTTTAGGGATGCTCGCTCGTGCAGCATCGAACTCAGGACCTTGATTCGTCATCGCTTGGTTCTTAACATCCTCCCAAACTTTATCACCTACCATGTTTTTCATACCCGTATGCACACCGACTTCGTGTAATGCTACGTTCTGAATAGTGGTTGGGTTGAGTTTGTTAGCAACGTAATGTGTAATCCCTTCAGGTGTGGTCATACCTTGCACGTTAGCAGGGTGATTAGTACCAGGTAAGGTGTCTTGCGTATCATGGAGAACCGCTTTACCGCTGTCCACAAGTCGCCTCATTTCAGGCGTTAATGATCGCTTAAGAAGTTCGGCTGTATAGGGTGTACTCTTTTCAGTAGGCGCTACGGAAAAGGTTTGATCTGTTTCTGGTTGTACGATTTGTTCTTTTGTGGTTTTAGGATAACCGTTCTGTTCAAAGTTTTTAATATCTTCTGGGTGTTGTATTAAACCTTTGTCAAAAGCTTCTTTAGCTCTTGTAAGTATGGGATCTTTTACACCAGAGATGGTTGTTTTACCTTGTTGTAATGATTCAAAAGCTTGTTTATAATAACTTTCTGACATATCACCAAGCATTTCCGTAAAGCCAGATGCTAAACCTGTTGTATCTTGTTCTTCTGTAGGTTTTACAGCTTCTACGGTTTGTTGTTTTTGAGCAACACCTTGTTCTTTTGTGGTTTGAGATTTTGGTTCAACAGCAGGTGTGGCTTTTATTTCTCTTATTTTGTCTTGCACTGCTTGCGCTTGTTGTATTGGTGTGTACGCAGTATCAAACACATCTAGGTTTTTAGCAGCAGTTATTACTTCTGAAGACTCGTAAGGAATCTCGTTGGTCACAACCTTGTTAATCGTATCTTCCGCATGCGCTAAACGCTCGTCAGGTTCTACGGTTTGTTGTTTTTGAGCAACACCTTGTTCTTCAGGTGTAACGGTTTCAGCTTCGGGTGTAGTGACCTCAGCTTCGGGTGTAGTGACCTCAGCTTCGGGTTCAACAGGCACACCTACCTTTTCTCTTAAGCGTTCCATAGCTTGCTGTCTTGTAACGGCTTCTGGACTATTAGCCCAACGTCTAACCAGACCTAACGATAACGCAGGTCCGTAATCTCTAAACTCTTCAGGTGTCAGTTCGGCTTTAGCGTCAATAATATCTTGCGCTCTATCACCCATCACATCGACATGTTCTTCGGCTTGTTTCTTTTCGCTGATAGCTGCAGGTACACCAACGACACCGCTGGTTACACCGCCAGATATACCTGCTGAAATACCTGATTCTTTCATTTCAGCTTGTGCTTGCTCGTCAGTTAAGGATAAACCTGCTTGACCACGCTCAAGTTCTGTTTGCGCTATTTCTGTCGGTGCTTCTAATAGCGCACCTTTAGCAACCTTTCCGGTAACACGAGAGAGTATTGATTGTTCAATCTTTGCTAATGCTTGTTCTTTTAAAGCAGCCTTAGCGGGCGCACCGAGATTCATACCGAGCGTAAACTTATCGGTAAAGAAGTCTAGAGCACCTGCTGGAATAGCAGCCAATGCTGCCTTCTCTGGTGATAGTTCACCTGCCGCAGTTTTCTCAGCAACTTGTCGATCGATCATCGAACCGAACTGTTGCCAGATAGCAGTAGCTACACCGACAGGAATTGCAATTGGTGCAGAGATAGCGCCAGCAGCGGCACCTGCTAGTAAAGGTAAAGCGGTAGATGGAGCAGACTCCGTTATCTTTTCAGCCGCATAGCCAGGTAGCTCTTTTGAAGCTTCCCACCAGCCTTCTTTAGCGGCCTTATCTTGAATGTCTTGAAAGGTTGTTGATTTAGGGCCAGGCGCATTTTGTTGCGCAATATCCGCTTCCTTAGCCGCAGCAAACTTTTCCTTAGCCGCTTCCTCATCACCTAACGCTGAACTCACACCTAGAGAGATACCTTGACCCGCTTCTTTTAACGCATCTATACCTCGACCTAACGCTGCTCCGAACCGACCTTGTTGTTCGGGTTGCTCAGGTGGTTGTCCTGGTGGTTTTTGATCAGGATTTTCAGCAGCAAATCTTGCTTTAAATTCTGCCTCTAACTCAGGAGTCATCTCCAAAGGTTGTTGCTCTTGTTCAAACCGAGCTTGGAACTCTGCTTCCAGTTCGGGAGTCATTTCTAAAGGTTCTTCCTCAACCTCTCCTTCATAACTTCCTTTCTTACCCATTACAGAATTGATATAGTTTCTGTTTGCGTTAGGATCTTTACTACCATAGTATCGACCTAGTGCCCACCTTTCCTTTTCCTCTTGCGATAAGTTTGGATCTGCTCGGTTTATCAAACCTGACATTTTATGAGCGCCCGCGTGAATATTGTACTCAGGATCATTTGCCAGAAGATGAGGGTCATATTCAGGGTTCCAATACGGTATCATCTGCGTTAGACCGACAGCAGTGCTTGTCCCAGGGGTTAACGGCCTACCTCTTTTATCAGTTTGTTGAAAGTTAGATTCTTGCTCAATAAGCCCTTTTAAAAGTGCTGGAGAGACATCGTGTCTTTTAGAAGCCGCTTGAATATAATCTTCGTAAGGAACAGTTCTAGCCATTATTTCCTCCAACAAGTTTGTTTTTTGGAATGTAGTTTTGATAAAGAGCTTCTTTTCTAGGGTCTTTATAAGCCCCGCTAGGGGTTGCGCTAGATTGTACACTCTCGCCACCTTCTCTTAACGTGTTCAGCTTAACTGTAAGATCGGATATTTCTTTTTTCAATTGCGGAATGTTATTTGGCGCATTTGGGAATAGGTTTGCATTTCCCAACTGAGTTGCTAATTCTTTAGATTTAAGTCCAAGTTCTCTATCAATACTGCTCATAATTGTTCTAAGATGTTGTTCCCTAAGCGCTGCTGGATTAGTTCCAGCTCTTTGTGCATTTGCACTAATCTTATGACCTTCTATAGATGTATCAGCAGCTATTTGTGCTCTTTCTTTTGCTCCTTTTTGTTCCTCTTGAATTTCCCACCTTCTGTTCGACCACTCAGCGACTTTCTCTTTGTGTTTAAGTACGGTAGCAGAGGCTTGTTCTTTGATCGCATAGGCTTTGTCGAAGTGCCCTGCTTTCTCAAGCTCGGTGGCATGTTCAAGATCGCGTAACGATTTGTTAACAGCCTTATAAGCCGCATGGTCTTCTTTACTGTCAGACATAACACCTGGTATGGTATCCTTCATCGCCTTAAGACCTGCAACCAACGGTAAGCCAGGTGTAGATCCCCAGTTCGAGAAGAACTCAGCCATGCGTAAGTACATCTGACGTTTGCTTTCCTCACCGATGTTTGACTTCTCAGCCATGATTTCTTTGCGTTGCTCGGCAGAGATTTGATCAGGTGATTTGATACCTGCCTTTTCTCTTTCCGCATTTTGCTCTTCCATGATCTGCAAAGGTGTCTTAGCCGCAGTCGCTCGCTGTTCAGACAAACCATCATCTTCAGGCGCTTGTTGTACCGTAGGTTCTTCAGAAGGTTGATATGCGCTAGAAACCACATTAGCGTTCAAACCTTGTCGATCAAACACTCTACCCACTTCTTGTGGGTACACTCGATCTTCAGGTGCTGCACCTTTAATGCCAGTCATTTCAGCAGAGTCAGCTAAATTTATTTTGTTTGCTTGCTGCTCCATAACACTACCGGGTAAGTTTGCAGTGCTCGCCACAGGCGGTGTAGATTCTTTTTGTGCAGCCGCTATGCCTGTTGGTTCTTCTGGCTGTTCAGTTTTAGCAGCTTCTGGGACAGAAGGTTGTGAACTCAATTTTTCTTTCAGATAATCCCACGCAGCGCCAACATCCATATTGTGTATAGCTTCTCGCACTGGTTTTTTAAGAGCTTCAAGATACGGGTCAGATCCACCTGACGCTAATATTTTCTTAGCATCTTCGTCACCACGCCTTGCTCGAACCGCTAAATAGTTATCTAATTCTGACGTTTCAGATCCGGCTTCGGCAAGACCTAGCGCTGCTCCAGCGATGCCTAAACCTTTACCCACTTTGCCAACACCGCTTAAAACTTTTTTACCAGCAGATTTGATACCTGATTTAAGTTCTTCTGCTGTAAAAGGACTCTCTGTTTGCCAAGGTGTTTTTACTTCCGTACTGATACCTTTTCCGGGTTCGAGAGTAGATTCATAAGGCGTAACTTCGGGCAGAGGTTCTGGCGCAACTCGTGTTGATCTTATAGGCTCTTTAATGGTTTTACTTGTGGCTGTTTCCCCAGGGATGGTTTCAAGTTGTTTCTTAGGATCTAAAGGAACTCGACCGGAAGATTTGTAATTTGCAATATCCTCATCTGTCCAACCATGCGCCCTGTAATCGTTGGCTTTCATTTCTTGTTGGGTCAATTCGAGTTGTTCTCTCCAACCCAACTGACCGCCTTGAGCATACCCAACAATACCACCAGTCGCCATTTGTGGTACTTCTTCAGCCAATATCATCTTAGCGATATTTAGTTCTTCTTGACTGGTTATGGAAGGCAGGTAGGCGCGTAGTTGTTCAGGCGACATGTCGCGTAGCTTGGCTTCCATGCTATTTTCAACCGTTTCGGTAACGCCACCACCAGCGTACGCTTGGACAATACCACCATTCGCTTTACCTTTATACGCACCGTACAAGCTTCCAGCCGTACCGAGCAAACCACCCACTTGTTGCGCGTAACTAGGGTTAGCAACAGAAGTCGTTGCTGTTGTTGAAGACGTGTTAATAGGTGTACCGCGAATAAGCCCAGACATAACATCCATCGCACGGTAAGGTTGGTTCTGTTGGTTCTCCCAAGTCTTGACATTCTGATTAATGAGTGCTTGTTCTCTGGCTTGTTGTTCAGCACCGTATTGATTTTGCGTATTAAGGATGCCAGTTTCCATACCGAGTTGTTGCTCGCCAAGGTTACCCAACAGTTGCGCACCTTGAATACCGGTCTGATAACCTTGCAGTCCAAGACTAGCACCAAACTGTTGTGCGGATTGAGCATTTTGAAAAGCGTTCTGTGCTCCGGTTGCTTGAATCCCTGTGATCGCTTGGTTACGGTTACGCTCGTTCTCAGCCGCCATCAGCGCCTCACGGCTACCACCAAACGCACCAGCACGCGAAGCGGCACCCATCGCACTAGCACCGGTAATATCAAACTGTCTGTTCGCTTGTTGAGTCTGATAGTCGGTGACGTTCTGCATGTACGGTGACATGTACGCAGCGATCGAGTTTGGATCTGTTGCTTGTTGAGCGTACTGGTTACCTGCACCCAATGCACCTAACGAACTTGCACCGGCTATACCTGTCGCGGCACTCATCTGACCGGGCATTTGTAAATTAGCCGCACCTTGTTGCGCTTGCGTTTGCATTCCACTAAAACCCGCTACGTATTTATTCGCATCGGTGCTATAAGGCGTGTACGGCTGATAGCCGGTGATCTTACCTTTACTGTCTGTGGTAAACAGTTGCTTCTTTGCAGCTTGCAGATTGCCTAATGCAAAAGGCATTAGCTCGCCAGGAATGCTGTTTACATTCTGATTCTGTGTTGTCGTAGAAGGTGCAGGCGGGGGCGTACTGCCATAGAAAGTAGGGCAGATATACGTGAAAAAGAATTTGTGTAGGTTTTTTAATTTGAATATCATAATAGTAGTTCCACATTGATTTGTTTACTTGCAGTAAAACCCATTTTGTTTCTTAGCAGTCGGGCGACTGAGGGTCTTGCTGAACACTCTACACGTGTTGCACCCATAGATTTTAACCAATCCATGAAAGTGTCATATACTTCAATTTCTTTACCTATATTACCACCAAATGCGGTTATATACGCTACTCTGGCGTTAGGGTAATTAGACCATTGGACAGTGACAGCCGCTTGTATTTGTTGACTGTCATCGATCCCGATCAGAAGCGTTTGCTCACCTCTGATAACATAGTCTTTCAAATTATCTATCGAGTAATAGTTAGCCAATTGACTCTTTTCAAACACAGGTGTAAACCAAGGCTTTACAGTAGACCACAATTGTTGAATATAAATAGGGTCAACGTACCGCACCGTTATCATGCGGGCAAGTCCTTAACCGCTTTGCTGTTTACAGCAATCTTGCCTTTACCGACAGTTTTGGATCTACGTGCTTGAATACGATCAACCATGTTTTGTAACATCTTTCCACCAGCTTCTGAAGAGCCGTTTCCTAACTCAGATACCGCCCTTGCAGGAATGACAAATTCATTATTTGCAAGTCTTGCGGGTTGTTTTCCGTCGGCACCTATGGTGGCGGGTATTTGGTCATCAACCCCATCGCCTTCCCCACTCAATAAACGTGGTATACCGCCATGCGCATAGCCACCCAAGTTATAACCATCCGTAATCCCACCACTTGCCATACCGATAGGTTGTTGTGGTTGGGCGATCCCTTGTTGAGGGGCAACTTGAGGGGTAGGTTGAGGGGTAGGTTGAGGGGTAGGTTGCATGGGTGTAGGTTGTACTGGTTGCATAGGTTGTACTGGTTGCATAGGCGCAGGTTGAGGTGCTTGCTGTTGCATTTGTGCTTGTTGAGCAGCCATCGCTTTAGCGACAATCGGGTTCATCGGACCTTGAGGCGCACCTTGAGGCGCTTGTACTTCACCACCCTCCGCGTAATAAGGAGTCGCTTGATAGCGTTGGAAGTTATCAGATGTATAGTCAGGTACGTTTGTAGATTGTAATTGTTGTCCTTGTGCTTGCTGTTGTGGAGAACCGAGCATACCTAGACCTAGCCCAGCTACCTGCATAGCCGTACCTGGATGTTTTGTAATTAAATTCATTCCCTGTTCTAGAAACCCTGGAGGTTTGGCAACTATACCTTGTTGTCCAGCAGTTCCCAAACTACCTGTAGGTATATTTGCTGACAAAGAAGTGTCTATCCCTTTAAGACCCATTTGTGGCATAGCGCTTCCACTGGTCGGTGTTGACAATGTAGGACTAACACTTGCTAAACCAGTTTGACTGGCTGTACCTGTAGTTCCAGAAGTTCCAGAAGTTCCAGTAGCAATGCTATCTACTCCTTTTGCATATCCTCCAATGCCTCCAGCGACACCACCCATCAACGCACCTTTTAAAGGATCTTCTCCACCAACAGCAGACCCTGCCGCACCACCTGCCGCACCGGCACCTGCACCAATAGCAGTGGAAGCACCTGTACTAGCAGCCGCAGCGCCTCCAGCGGCACCAATACCACTAGCAAGGCCGCCAGTAAGCGCGCCACCAACACCGCCCATTAACGCACCTTTACCAACATCACCGCCTGTAAGAGCGGCTGTACCAGCACCAAGACCAGCGCCTAACGCACCTGCCGCTAAACCTCCACCGACAGCAGAACCGATAGCGCCAATAGCACCTGCGGTTAACCCTAAAGTTCCAGCAGCCACTGCTGAAGTTGCCAAGGCCGCTGTTGCCGCTGCTGCTCCTGAAATGATAAACGCCATGCTAAACTCCTAACAGCAGTTGCTGTTCGTATTCTTCAAAAGTTTTAGAGACAAGTTCTTTTTCAAGGTCGTCTATCTCCACGTTGTCTGTTCTGTGTACAGTTATAAAAGTCACATCTGTTTCTGCATAGCCTAAGCGTTTGACGCCAGGTTTATCCACCAAGATATGTGGAGCAGTTAAAACGTAAGATTCAGAACCGTTAGTGATTCGGATTGTACCTTGAGCAAGGATGGCTATGTTTTCAAAATTATGTATCGCACCTGTTAGCATTGTACCCGCAGGGATGAACATACTTCTAACATACACCCCTTCGATCTGATAATGCGTAACAGGGCACTCTACTTGAGGGAGTTTTAAGATCTCTTGTTCTATTTGTAGTATCTCAGGCATTGTGCCTAATAGTGCTAGATTGCTCATCGTTAATTCGCCAAGGCTGATACAAAACTTACCGTTAGTATAACAGCAGGCGAGGCCGGATGCACGGGTGGTATAGTAGATGATGTGTAGGTTAGAATCTGCGTAGTACCGGTATCGGTCGTCCAATAGAGTTCGACATAATCGGTCGCATTCATCTCTAACATAAAGTTCAACGCTAATATGGTATGCCCGTCAACTGAACCCCGTCTTGGCTGAACTTCCATAATACTGGCAGAGTTGGGTATATCTACACCATTGAGTCTAAACCATACGGTGACGTTATCTATATTGGGTGTACCGGTGCCTGTATTAGCTAACTGTAAACTAAACTGAATGTTGTACACACCTGCGTTAGTAACATAGACCCGTGAGGTGGGCGTACCGATATACACCTCATTAGCAACGGCTGTGGTATTTACCGTTATCGGTGTTACTGTTGCAGCGACTGCTGTTTGATTGGTCGTATCGTAAAAACTACCATAGACTGAACGCAGTGTTTTGGTTCCAGTAATGCCCAATATACTTTCAAACAAGTTATCGATTTGATTAAAATACAGTCTTAAGATTCGACTATAGATATTAAAATGCGAGATGTCGTATTTATTAGGCGCAATGGGTAGCGCAGGTGCTTTTGAAGGGATTAGCCGTACTGTTTTAACTATCATAGTTTATCTACGACCATCAAGACGTGTATCGACACGCATAGCACCTAACTGCCAAGCGACACCTAATGAGGTTGACTCTATTTTAAAACTCATTTGTCGGCCTCGTAGTCGAGTGTAGACCTGACCTGTGAACTCTTGTATGACGTACACACTAGGGTTTGGTGCAGCGTAGTTATCTGCACTGGTCACCACAGGACTGACAGCCGTGCCGTAGGGATCTCCAGAGTTTCTTCTAGGTACAATCGTCATATCGACATACGGGTTATTGACAGTCGATCCGTTAAAGTTAACGTCCGGTAACATACGCCATATAAAACCAAAGTGCTGACCGTCTTCAATATCATAATCAGAAGAAGTTACATACGAATAAATAGGTTCAGCGAGCTCTCCAGAGACATCGTCAACAGAAGCTTCGTGATACAGCAGTCTGTTATTATAGTCAGCAGAGATGGGGAAAGTTCTTGTAGCCGAGTCTAACCACGCTGATCGCGATAAGGAGCCGTGGTACCACACATCATCTAAATAATTATAGATAACATACTTGTCAATAATAGTCGAATACTCGGAACAGTAAAACCACCACACTTCGTTATAGCCAGAGTTACCGCCAGAAAATACTTGAAAGGTTTGGCTGTAGTTAAAGTCCTCAAACACAAACTGTTTTAGCGTGCATGGCAGTGTACCGACTTTACCAGAATACATATAGAACTTATCCACACCCATCCAATAGACGATATCATTAGCCATAACAACAGAGTTTGGCGATACGATGGAGATGTTATCCATCAGCAGGTTAAATGACCACACATAAGGTGCACCCAAATACTGCATTGAGTATAACGCTGAGTCAGTCCATACCAAGTTTTCTTGTCGTGATGTAAGTGAGGTGACGATGTAAGATCCGTGAGTCAGTCTAAACTCACCTGACTGATTGGTAATATCTGGCACCCATTGGTACGGGTTTTCTTGATCTGACCATCGTACCAACATAGGATCAAAATCATTGTTTGGCGATCCGTATAGATAGGGGTTTGCTCCAAAAGCGATAACAAACCGCTGTATGGAACTGGACATTATTTGGCTCACATTATGTGGAACGTAAGTGCCAGCAAATCCTTCATCGGTTGACAATGTTTGTAAAGACTCGGCTCTATGGGTAACACCCCAACTATTTTTCCAGTAGTGTATACCACCACCACGTTGCGCTATTACAAGATCTTGCCCGTAGTTATCATTTGTCCATAACAAGAGTTGGTTGCCCACACCAGATGTAGGCGATGCCAGTCCCCATCCAACAACACCCCAACCACCTGCGCCCCAACCCGTACCGACCGAGTAAACGGTAGGTCCTGTGGTTAATTGAAAAGCCGCCACTATCGCAGTGCCACCGCCCGCAGTGACAGTTGATGTTGCCGCTGTGTCAGTTACTATGGTAAAAGTATCGGAGGTGAGCGTGGTTACCTGAAGCTCTAAATTAAGACTGAGCGCAGGTATACCACCTACTGCAGTAGCACCAGAGAAGGTAACAAAATCATTTGTGGAAGAACCGTTAGCGCTGATGGTTACGGTGACTATGTTTGAACCGATAGTGGTTGCAAAACAGTTGTCGGTCGTTGTTGTAGAAAAAGTTCGACGAATAGGGGTGATATCGTTATAGACGTTCCCTTCTTCAATATAATACTTTAGATTGGTCCCTACGCCTAAATAATTATCGCCTGCATAGTTTGTCCAGTTCCAAAGCGATCGTGCCAAACCTTGATATTGAGCGTCACTTACACGTACCCAACCCCCAATTTTCTCAGGGTTTCCAGAACGAAATCTAACTTTATCGCAGTCGTACCACCCGCCTTCTCCACCGTAATTCGTGTTTTCCTTGTTTATTCCAGGGCGTAAAACTAGCTTCTGTAACGGCATAATCTATCCTATTAGGGTGCTTGCTATATTCTTAGCCTCTGCGTTTCGAGCCAACCAACCTCTACCATATATTGGGAACTCAACACAAGACTTATAGTAATCTTCTTTCGCTTGTGTGTATTCTACCATGAGTGTTTCGATTGGTACTTTTTTAACAGCGTCAAGTGTCTTCGGACCGATAGCGCCATCAACAGTTGTACCGACGACAGACTGAAGAAGTTTTATTGCTCGTCCTGGCCCTGCGTTTACACCGAAGTCAAACACCATATAATCAATGCCGCTAGGTAAATCATCTCCACGTACAGCATTCCAATACTTGTGTTTATACAGCCGAGAGACTCGCTCAGTGTTTAAGCGTTTCATATCATCTCTAGACACAGGATGACCAACAAAAGATTCCCAAACTGCTTGCGTAACACCTAAGTTGGTGCAGCCTTCACGCCCATCCGGTAATCGGTTTCCTCGATCACGAGGATCATCTTGAAACCCAGCTTCCTTGATCAGGACGTGTCGCAGTGAGGGAGCAAAGTTATTTTCCATTAGAGCAGTGCCGCTTGGATGAACATCTCATCTATTTGTGCTGAAGACTTACCAAGTGCGGTTAACACCTGAATGACTAAACTGTTATTACGTTCTACGGTTGGAGAATACTCCCACCAAATTTTATCATTAGGTTGTACGATCAGCATCTCAACATTATCAAGCAACCCATACGATAAAAGAGCAAGACGTGCTTGACGCATAGTTATGCTCGGAACAATTGTTTGTTTAACAGGATTAACAGTGATAACACCGTTGCTAAACAGCCAATTCTCTGGAGATTCAGAGGTTGGTGTTTGTATATTAAATCCAAGCGCTATCCAATCAGTAGGGATAATACCCCATGTTTTTAACTGTTCGGCATACGTTTGTATGTTGTCCACATTATTGACAGACGTTATCGCTAAACTTAGATCCGGTTTTTTCCAAATAATATTCATTGTCTGCACCTATGCAAAAACAGCAGCGGTAATGTAATCGGCATCTCTATTTGCTCCGCTATTTGAATTTGCGCAACCCATATTAAAACTCGACACTGTCCTTGTGGTTCCTGCATTTATAGTGTTTGATTGTCCAGACGCATCATCATATCCGGTAACAATCGTGTACGCTGTGCTTGCTAATGCGGTGGTCATGTTGACCACATAAATACCCACACCTGATCTTGTTACGCTAGTTACGTTGAGTGAGGATATTATCGTTCCTGTGTTACCATCAAAGGCAACAAACGCTTTACATAAATTCTTACCTGTACAGTTGGTTAACACACCAGAGGCTGGTGTTCCTAAGACAGGAGTGACTAAGGTTGGTGATGTGGCAAATACCAATGCACCTGAACCTACTTCGTCTGTAACTAAAGCTTTTAAATTAGCACTGGTAGGCGTTGTTAAAAACGTAGCTGCACCAGCAGCCGCGCCAGTAATACCTGTAGCTATAGGGAGACCTGTACAGTTTGTTAATACCCCAGAAGTTGGCGTACCTAACAGAGGGGTTACCAATGTGGGTGTAATAGAACGAACTGTTGCCCCAGATCCTGTGCTAGTGGTTACGCCTGTGCCACCAGAAGTTACCGCAAGTGTTGTAGATAAACCAGCCGCCACTGTAGCGCTATAAGGTTTGGCCTCTACAAACTTGGTACCGTCACAGTATACGTTCATCGTAGCACCGCTAGGGACAGTAACAACTGCACCACTAACCGCACCGATGGTTATGGCAAATCCACCACTTGTGTTGTTAACAATTGTATAAGTCTTTACGGCCAAAGGCGCTACAACTGCACGAATAGCTGAATTAGTTCCACTAACAACAAGAACTGCTTGCCTAGCTTCGTCAGTAACACCGCTTAATGCGGATAGTGTATAAGTAGCGTTGAACATTGTTATCGCTTTTACGCCAGCGATTGATTGTTCTAATAACGTACCTAAATTTTTATTAGTAGTCGTACCCCAACTACCCGCTTGTTCACCGTTACCGATAAGCTCTAAACGTAACGAGGGGGAATAAATGCTTGGCATGTTGTATCCTTATTTAACGGTTAAACTTCTAACCCAAAGCGTAGCGATTTCGATAGCGCAGTTTAATACGACTGTACTAACCTCACCAACGATAGCCCGTAAATCAGCAAGCACAGAGGCTCGTTTCTCAGCACCTGTTAGGTTTTTATCTGTATCGATAGACGACACAAGATGACGAACATTAGTCCAAAGGGTCGTACCTAAGATTAACTTCGCGGCTGAACTTATTACAATCGGTTTTATAGTCATTATTCCCATACCTTACAAGAGAGTGTCATTTGTCCACCGTCAACAGTGGCGTTAGTCCAGCCTATAGGTGATATTATAGCAGGTCTTACTTTACAGTTTTGTATCAGTGCGTTTGAACAACTTGTCAGGGGCAGCGATACCAACACCGCCAGCAAGACACATGCCCAACGCGACAATCGCTTCTGCTTGCTCACCTTTAAATGCAACCAAACCAAAACTTGTTAACACCCATATCATAGACCGCCAAGTCGAAGCTTCTTCCAATCGAGCTAACATAAATTCTTTCATTTTTAGTCCTTAACCATCATGCTATTACAGCAAGTTTTCTTAAATTTCCAGCCGAATCTTTTATAGTAATGTAACCTGTAATAGGCGCATCAGCGGTAGTTGTTAGCGTGCCGAATTTCACGTTACCCGTACCTTTGGGGCGTATGGAAAAATCAATATTAGCCGATGAGCCTTGTCCAGAAATATCCACAACCGCAGGTGTGCCAGCGGCTCCTCCTTGTACAGACACCCAATTTACAGGGGATGTGATGGCCACGTTGTCCGCTCGCAATGCTCTACCACCATTTGATTTAAGCTCTACGCCACCAGTGCCTTTTGCTTGTAGGTAAATATCTAAATTGGGTGCATCACCATAAGGCTCTAAAGCGGGTACTGCTAAATTATCAATAGATCTAACACCATTAAATCCAAAATTATTGGACATAGTTGATAGCGTCTCAATGGATGTACTATCAGTAATGGTTGGGAAACTGTTGTAATAGGTATTACAACCGACTATCTTGTCTTTTGTGCCATAAATTCTAAAACCACCGTATGTTGGGTAAATGACTTTTATGTTATCAGTTATGACAACAGGGGTAACTAAAGTTACTTCAGTAGATGTTAGCGTGTAATCGGTAATGTTAGTGAGTAATATGTCATTTTTTAAAACTTTAGTTGATGCAACCGTATCAACGGTAAACACAGTTTGCCCGGCAACTAAGTTACCACCAAGATTGGTAAATTCGGTAATTTGGGAAATACTTGAACAGCCTATAAAACTGATAAGGCTGGTATCGATAGCACTATAAAAAGAACTACCGGATCTTGCGCCATACACAGATACATTTTCTATACCAACGCAAGCTGTGTCAAAATAACCACCTGTCGTGCTTAAAATAGATACACCATAAGAAGTACAATCATAAATCGAACCGTTGGACACATTGCTATATGGTGATGATATTAAAACCACCCCAGCGGTTGGATAGGTAGGATCGGAATAGATAATGAAATTAGTTAATGTTGATTGTTTTGATGACAATCGCTTAATAGTTGTACCTTCTTCTATTACACTGGCGTTAAGCCTAATGCCGACATTGATACCTGTTGATGCGCCAAAGTCTTTAGTTGTAATATTAACAAGTGTAACCTGCCCTCTGATATCGATACCAGCTTGGCCGCTTATACCAGCACGCTTTCCATAATTTTCTATAAAAATATTTGAAAAACTGACACCGATACAAACGGGGAAAGCTGGGCCTCTGACTTTATGATCGATCCCATCAGCACCAATATTATGCAAATAAAGATTATTATATCTATTATTTACATAGCTTCCCCATTGCGCCCCAATACCATACGAAGCAACACTGTGAATGATGACATTATTTATTAATATATTCTGATTAAAATCTTCTAAGTTATATATACAAAAAAACACACCATGTCCATTTCCATCAGTGGGGAGGTTACTCCATGAGCTACAAATAGTTATGTATTGTAAACCTCCACCATCCATGGAAACCATTGTTAACACAGTCGGTGCTGTACTTGCGGATTGCAATATGCAGGTTTTACTATTAGTTCCTCGCAATGTAACGCCAGATCGTAAGACTATACAAAACCGGCTTCTTGTTGATATTTTTGCAGTTACGCTTGTATACCAAACATCTTCGGTTACTAATGTTGAACCTAGTATATAAGTTCCTTGAGGCACTTCAACAACACCTCCACCTAATGAATACATATGATCAATAGCGGCTTGTATGGCTGCTGTATTAATTGTTGCATTAGCTGAAGATCCATCACCAATAGCGCCAAAATCTAGGATTGATACACTTTCTTTTTCTTTAGCTTCAACGGTTCTAGTAACTGAACCTGTGCCAGTTTGCTGAAAACCAACTAAACCAGCGCCAGTTGTTGCGGCCAAATCTGCGACGTTTGTCTTTAAAGCTAAACCGGATGTTAAAGATGTTACTGTTGCTTTTTCTGTGTCGAGTTCGTTGATCGCATCGGCTACGGTGGTGGAGGCGATGGTAGGTGTAGGGACGATACCTATTGATGAAGCGCCAGCGGGAGCGGCTAAATCTGCCGAGAGTGCAGTGGTCGCAAAGTTATCATCTAATTGCGATAGGGGGATAGTTCCCGAAGCGTTTTTAAAACTGTATGGTACGGGCATAAGTTATCCTACTGAAAAGTGTTTATTGTTTGCCAAGAGAAAGGATTTCCCCATAAGGTGACATTCCCATAAATATTTGTCCACTCAACTTGTTCGTTATTAGTGTTAACCCAACTGACACTAGCGGCTTGTTGGTTGTTATCTATTGCCGTCCAGTTTGGTATTTGAGTATCAGTTCCCCAGTAAACAAGGTCACCGTTATCGTTCATCCACCCTACCGCATCGCCTGAAAGGTTCGTCCAAATAGCATGTTTGAGGATTAGTCCCCAACTCGAAGTTTGAGCGGTATTAACAGGATGCCAACCGCGTAACACATACTCAAAAGTGGCGTTACCACCAGTATACAGATATGCGCCTGCACCGCCAAGTAAAGTATAATCGATACCCGCTTGACCAGAAACATAGGTTAAGGTCGCTGCGGTGCCTGTGTAACTGTATGCCTCAGCAGAAGCGATTAGCTTTTTGCTAAGTACAAAACTTGCTGCTACACCTGTATAGCTATACGCACCTGCGTCCCCTGTTAGGGAATAGATTACCGGAGGTATCGCACCTGTAAACGGTAGATCAGCAAACCCCGATTGCGCAAACATTAGATAACTTCAGGTGCGGGTACTGGATCAGGAATAGTCGGGTTAATACTCTCGTTATAAGCTACCCGTGCCGCTGTCAGGCCATCTTCCGGTGTTGCTTGGTTGTACTGTGACATATAGCTTTGTAACGCACCGTTAATCACAAAGACTAAGTAATCATCGTTAGTGGCTATTAGACTCGGTGAAGGCACATAACCTAACGCCTGAGCCACAAGATTGGCATCAACCGTTAAGCCAATTTGTTCAGCCCTGCTTATTAATGTTTGGCTTAAAACAATTAACTCTTGTTCCTGCTTTGTTGTTAATAGTCCGGCTAACACCCAAGCATGGAGCATATCCACGTTTTGCTGGATAGACAAATCTAGCGAGGCAGGTGTTAAGTTGCCTTGTAGTAAGTCAAGTAAAGTCAGAGCAATAGAACGTAAAGGACTTGCAGGCGTAGAAGCTTGGTCATTAATAGCCGCCCTCATCCCAGTTTCAGCGCACCAGATGGCAAACTTGTTTACCGTAATGCTGCCAGCCGTTACAATGTCTTTGCGGTTAAGTGCATTAGCAATACCCCGATAATCATTTGCTGTGACTAAAGGTGCAAGTTCTTCCGCTAATATGCCTGTTTGTATTTCTTCTAGTAATGTCATTATTATTATTCCTTATGCGTAACCGACTTCAACGAGCGAGACTTTAGCGACCCATCGAATGTTTGTTGCTGCTAACCCTGTTACTTCAAGCTTTAATGCACCGTTAGTGGTATCTGCGGTTAGTGTTATTGGAGTTGCTATCAATAGCATATTAGTAGTACCTATATCAGTACCCACTGTTTGTACTGTACCAACTAACGCTGTACTTCCCGCAGTTGTACCTTTTTGTATAACCAGTCTTCTTTTGAAATAAGCATTTTCAGTACCACCCGCAGAACGTGCAACAATATCTATATCGGCTGCCCAAGTAGTATTGTTGGGGATGGTAGCAAAGCCAATCGCAATAACTAATGGTGTAGCTACTGCGTCACTTGTAGCTCCAGAAAACCCAAAAGAAGAATGTTGGCAATCTCCACTGGTTGAAAATTGCCCAATTCCAAATGCCACTTGACAAGCTTTGTTTGCAACAGCATAAAGACCAGATGCAGTAGCCCAAGAACCAGTTGCTCCTGATGTAAGACCATAAGCTAAAGAATAATTACCAGTTGCGTAATTAGAGTCACCTCCTATTGTTGCACTATAACCACCAGTAACTATATTATTTCTCCCACCCAATACTGCACTGTTACTACCGCTAGCTACACATAAAATATTATTCCTCCCCATCTGCAAATCAACACTATTAGCACCCCTCGCATTACCACCCGCAACTGTTCCATCAGGTACTTGAGCAGTAATAGCACCTGTACCTTTTGGGGATAATGCAATACCAATATTAGCTGCACCTGTACCGGCTGATTCCGCTGCTAACTTGGTGTATAAAGCACCACTGTAAGTTACAAAACTTAATGCTGATCTTTCATAGTTACTTGCATCTGTGTAAGTGTTATAAATTCTTGAAGTTTGAGAGTTAGTTGAGTTACGTTGAGCTAGGGTGTTGGCTGCGTCTCTATATAGAGTTAAATCATTCCCACCAGTTGACATATCTGCCCAACCTAAAGCACCTGTTGATTTGACAAATGTATTTCCATTAACTAATAAAATAGATGGGTAATCAGTTACATTATAATCCCAGATAGCTGTTGTATTCCCTGCATTCTCTATTAGTTTTCTCGTTCCAGAATATAAAGCACCTCCAACTGAACTATAGGGAAAATTACCTACTGACATTGTTATAGCGCCACTTTTAGTAACACTAACTTTGCTTGCTCCACCAACTTGCAAGTCCATCAACTTACTTGTGCTACCACTTTGACTATTGGTCACATTAAGTTTAATGGCGGTAGGATTACCCGTAGTAGCCCAAGTCTGAGCAATATCCAATGCGCTACCGGCTAAACTTGTTGAGTTAGCAAGTCCAACTTCAGTAATAGCTACTTCAGAGGTTGCTTTAGCTGCTCCACCTATCCCTAATGTGCCAGTTTCACTCAAATAAACCGCCCGTTCGGCAGGATAAACACAAGACACGGTTGCACCAGTGGCTACTGTGATTTTAGTTGTGCCTCCAGCAGACGAGTAGAGTACGGTGTCACGACTTAGTGTAGTGCCTGATAAGGTATACGTACCGATACCCACCTCGGAGTCTAACCCGCTTTTGATACGGTAATAAGTCGTATTGGTGTTTCCGATAGCAGCAAAACTTTGATACCCAGATACCGCACCACTAAGCGTCAGCGTACCGGTACCCGTTGTGCTGGTGGTTTCTTGAACTAAATCTGCGAAGACGAGAGCCATGTTTTAAGGTCCTACGCTAAAGACACCGTTAGTGCCATCCAATGTGACGGTAAACGTATCACCATTCGTTCCGCTCATTACAATAGAAGAACCATAATCCCAATAACCGACCAGCGCATTGCTGGCTGTTACATCGTAAAGAACCGCGTATCTAAAAGTAAAGCCCACACCCGAAGCTGTCCATGTCGCAGGTGAGGCTAAGACCAACTTGTAAGTACCTGATGTTTGAGCAGAGCTTGTTACAGAACACGCATTACCACCCGCGGTATAACCGCCAGCAGTGGGCAGGTCGCTAATATCTGCAAGTACAGCATCTGTTGAGGGTACAGGTGTTCTGTTTGTTAATGCTATTTTCCAAGTGTCTGAACCTGCATTAATCCCTTCAACCAGTGCTTCAACACCTGAGTTATATTTTGCAAAAGCTGCCATGTATATGTCCTGTTATAATGCTTTAAGTGGTATTTTAGTTTGACCGTCACGATAAGCGTCGCCTCTCTCCAGTCCGTCGCATAGGCGTTTGAGTTGAGCAAGAGCTTCTTGAAACTTTTGTTCGTAGTAACCCACCATATCTTGCTCACCTTTCATATAGATGATCGCCTCGCGTAATGACCCATATAATAGCACGGGATCATAGTTATCGCTTAACCATGTGGTGCCTGAAGACGCGGTTGTTATTGACTCTGGGTAGTAGTAATAATGCAACTCGACCGGATAATTCGCATTAGGGGTAGGCGCTAAGATGATAGACAGTTCGGATAAGTTAGATGACTGAGGACCGAAGATACCGTAGTATTTGGGCAAACCGACATCGGTCGGTCTAGGATACGCCTCACGCATGTAACTAACATCTTTGTCTAACAGATAACTATAGTCACCGGTACTGTTAACCACCGCGATAGAATACACAGAAAGAAAGTCATCAGGGCAAGACAAATACTTATTAGAGGTTGTCATAGCGCCCATCACGTTCTTTCTCAGCACGGGTATCTGTACCGAGTTGTAAACGCGCTTCTCGCACTGCTCGATGAAGAGATCGAGGTTCGCTATGAACGAGGGCTCATAGGACTCTGAGAAATCTTGAATCGCTTGCTTAAGTTCATTGTACGTCATTGGTTATAACGGGCCACGAGCCGTTTTCCCTTTAGTCGCACAACCATTGCCGCGTGTCACCACACCGGAAGTTTTAGTGCCCGTTTGCGGATAACCTGAGCTGTTAGGCACATGTACAGACTTAGGGTTTGATGAGTCGATCGCTTCTTTCGTGTTACTTTGTTTAGCCATTATTTTTGTCCTCTATTATTCGGTTAATAAACTTCCACCATTCTCTTGAACTAAATACCCTGCAATCAAACCCATCTCAGTTATTGCTGGATCTTGCCATAATAGAGACGGACTAAGATGTACGCCAGTCTCAGGATTGTCCGGTCTTGGTTCTCTGACCGCTTGCGGATCGACAACCGGATACTGACCTAAGCGTAATTGTGGGTGGCTAGGCTCCCAACATCTTGAACAAACTTTAATGTTTGTTCGGTTATCTTTTAGAGTAATCTTTTTAAGTTTGCTAAGAAGAACCCACTCCGCGCAACGATCGCACGACGACTGCGTGTACTTTCCTGAGCTATACTTAATCGCCACTACCTAAGCATCCTAGGAACAACAAGCAAAGATGCCTTTTCTCGATCCTCTTGCGCGGCAATGTCAAACGCTTCATCATAAACTGCTTTGAGCATAACGCTACGATTAGGATCAACGCCAGGTAACTTCATCGATAACTGATATGCTAACCCTGCGATCAGCGCAGGTAAGAATCTAAACGGTATGTCTTGTGTATTACTCGCATTACCGGCATCTTGGATACGTCTTAAGCGCCAATAGACAAATGTGTAGCTATCGTTATTAGGTTTAGGCCATACGTTAATCTGTGGTGTTTGCGCTTGTCTGTTTATCCAAACTTGCACAGGACGTGCCGACGTGTTCTTAGCAGGTATAGTAGCGTAAGTAGAACTAGAAATACGAGATAAGTTGATATCCACTTGAGTAGTGCCGGTACCTGTACGTACCACTTGATCAAGTAAATCGATAGTGTCGGATGGTAAATCATACGTGCCAATGTTAGTCAGTAAAGGGATAAAGCCTTGTTCGATCGTCCATAACGAGATTCCTTTGTTTGCCCACTCTATGAGTAACAAATTGAGGGAACGTCTGGCTATTTTAAAATCGTAACCCGATCTAATTTCATAACCACAGCGATCTCCTGCATCCTCAAAAATTTCGGAAAGCTCCAAGTTGAACGTAGCGGTATTCGTCGTTGTCATTTCTTCGCCTGTTTAAACTTAGTGGCTGGAGGGAAGCTTTTAGCAACCCCTCCTTTTTTGTACAAGTCTACACTATTCGGATTGTCCTTACGAACAATCTTCTTTGGAATTTTACTTGGGTTAATGTCGCCCATACCTCTGCTAGACATCATAACAATACCTTCCTAGGGAACTTTTTTAACCACATAGTCGGCTGTAGTATCTATCCAAAATGACCCTGATAACAAACCAGCAGAACTCGTTGGGAGACCGTTTAATAGTTGATCCAACGTAATCTTCTCAGTCGTACCGTTATGGACAATAGGAATATAGTCTGATGCAGGGGTTACACCTGTTGAGCTTGGTAATCCAGAGATTTTTACATCAGACATATAGGGTTCCTAATTAAACGTACTTACATTTGGTTTTACCCTTAGAGGCAATACCGTCACCGCGACTTGTTAAACCGCCTTTAGCCATACATTTGGTCTTACCACCCTTCTTCATCTTTTGCATGTCTTCAGGGCGCAAGGTATCGTTAGCTTCATCAGACACTTTTGGTTTGAAGGTAGACTTCGCTACGGGTTTAGCTTTAGGTGCGGTGCGCGGTTGGTTAACCATCTTTCTTTGCATGTCGGCGTTAGCCATTTCATCTTTGTTAGCGTTTCTCATATTAGATCACCTTACATTTGGTTTTGCCCTTAGAGGCAACCCCATCACCACGGCCTGTCAATCCACCTTTAGCGTAACATGAACCACCTTTTTTCATTTTCTTTTCAGACTCTTCGCCTTTAGCGTATTGCATCGGGCTGATCTTACCAGACTTGATTGCTTTGGCTTCTTTCAGTTCTTCTTTAACTGACTCTTTACCTTTGAACAACTTTTTTAGATCGGGTTTACTTTTCATCTCGCCACCTGTTTTAAATTTTTTGCCTTTATCGGCAGATACAAATTCTTTTCCTACACTTTGTGGTACGCCTGCTTTCTTAGCGAACTCAGGACTATGCGCTATTGCTCGCATAAACTTCGCTTGCTTATCCGATTTACTTGGCACCGCAGTTCCACCTTTTTAATGAGGCTGCTTTACGAGTAGGGTTACCCTTCTCATCTTTCATCGGACCTGGCATACCACTCATCCTGGAGCAAAATGACTTGCGCCTACCTTCGTCCGCTTTGGTTTTAGGGTGTGGTGCAGGTGCTTTCAAGTTTGATCCGGTTGCTGAATTGTACTTGTCTCTTCCAGCTTTAGTTAACCCTGCACCTTTCGATACAGGTAACTTTTCGCCTCGACCAACCGATAAGACTGGAGCCTTTTTAGTTGCCATAATTATACTTTAAGAAAGTTGATTATCCATGCGACCAGACTGCCGATCGCTGCACCAAACCCACCAACTAGCATCATCACCTTCCAACCACCTTGAGCTTCAGCAAGTGTCTTGTTAATATTCTGAAGAGACTTTTTAACCTCTTCCATATCATCACTCATCTTGTCCATATCGGCCTGTAGATGTTTGATATCAGAGCCGTGTTCTGCTAGCTCTCTTGCAGTTCGCACTTCAGGATCAGTTGCTCGTTGATGTTCCATATTATGTCACACTATAGGTTCTGTTGGTACAACAGGCAAAAGATTAATACTCGCCAACGCGCCTACCCAATCTTCAGACCTTACCCATTTCTCCCAGACTGTATTAACAAGTGCATCAACTTCTTCATTACTAAATGGCCCAGACATGAAATAGTGAGTAGCAGGTGCAAGTCCATCAGTTGATGCTTCAGAGTTAAAGTATTGATCGTTAGTTACTTCTTGTGCTTTAAGCCTATCGACTGCTTTAACTATAATTGTTGATGTTGTATAGTTCATTAGAAAGTTATCCCTGTTTGTTTAGCCATGTAATTTTCAGTTTGAACAACTGAACTGATATCTGATTGTGCGCCTCGGATGATTGCTCCGTAGAAGTTGCCATTGAAGAAAAAAGATGCTTGGTTTCTTGCGAATAGGTAGAGTGGGTAGTTACCATACATAGTTGGACCTTGCGATGAATTATTTGTTGCTACTATAGTTCCATTGTTTCTTAATTCTGCTAAGGAAGCTGAGCTATTACACTTCAATGTATTAACCCCCGTTATTGGACTTTGAAATGAAGGGGCAGATGTCAAACCAATCAATACATTCCCACGCACTTGGGCACCCCAATAAGGACCTTGACTATCGTTATTACTGTTATAATTAGGAGCTATGACAAATGCACCATTATTTAAATTTGTATTTATACTTAATTCTAATAACAATCTAACCTCAACATCACTCAACTTCCTAACCCCAGTTACCACAGTCATCTTATCTGTAGCAGTAAAGTCAATACTATTCGTACTCATAGCACTACTTATTCCATTACACTTAAGATACAAAGGAAAGCCTACGGTATCATAGTCAGTTGCGGTATTAACTCGTTGGTAAGGTGGAAGAAGTGCGCCTGAGTTGGTTGGGCGTAGGTCGGGATTTAATATAAATAATCCAGAAACTCCATCACCTAAATAAGGAACGCCATTTGGATTTTGAAACAATTGAATAGTAGATGTTGCTGCTGCAACAACTGTTATAAAACATTGAAACCATCCGTTTCCTAAATTAATACTTCTCGCTATAGGTGTACCAGAAGTTGTGGTTGGTGTTCCTGTTGTAAGGTCAAAATTAACAATCTGATTTGCTCCAACACCTGTTCCTGAAATTGCAACTGAATAAATGTTTCTACCATTGCCTTTTACAACAACATTAAAAGTATATAATGTTCCACTTGTAACACTATAAAAAGCAGTAGTTCCAAGAGTATGGTATGCGTTTGTAGTATCTTCTACTAATTTATAAGCTGTCAGTGTTCCGTCTGGTGCTAGTTGACCGCTAACCATTGTCATAGCAGACTTAGTCCAAAGAGCATCACCAAAATCCTCAGTCTTAGTT